GTTTTTACGCGGGATAATACCGACATTACATTACCCCTTTGCGCTGAAAAATTAAACAAATGGGGCGTTACTTATTGCCGCGTTGAATCGAATAACATGGGCGCCATGTTCGCCCGCCATTTACAGGGCTTAACGAAAACAAAGATTTTACAGGTCAACAATACCACGAACAAAATAACCCGTATAATCATGCAATCGGCGTTTATAATGAACACGCTTAAATTTGTTAATAACGGCGATAATAACAGCGAGTTATTTATACAAAATATTTTGTCATTTAGCAAGGAGGGCAAAAATAAAAACGACGACGCGCCCGATTGTATCGCGGGGCTGTCAATTTTTATGGTATCAATGTTCAAAAATTTACGTTAAATTTGTAAAAATCAATTCCCGTATAAATGGAAATCAATTTTTGGGAGGCGTTTTTCGGTGTAAACGCTAATAAGGAAAACCGATATATTAATCAAATGCGGCGATTATTCCCGACGGCAAATCAGCTATGGGGGGTAAAAACGGCTGTATGGATCGACACGAATAACGCGTGGGAATTGTTTATGAGTATTCCCGAATTGCGCGCTGTAATCGATAAACGCGCGTCCATGATGAGCGCAAACAATCCGATATTGGTTGATAAGGACGGGAACAAAGTACAAAACCATTGGTTATTAGACCTCATTCACAAACCTAATCCAATGCAAAGTTGGGCCGACGTTGTGTATAGTTTGAGCGTAAACGACGCGTTGTATAGCAATTCATTTGCTTATTCGCCGTTACGATCATTCAATCAACGAAACATATTTGTAACATTACCGTCGGGCAAAATCGAAATACGAACCACGGGGCGCACATTAAAACAAATGGACGTTGACGGGTTAATCGATTCGTTCAGGTTCAAATACGATAATGGCGACTTCGAAACGCTGGCTGTGAATGACATGATTTATTTAACGACCGCGGACGGCATGAACCTAATAAAACCAACGTCCAAACTTGACGCGCTCAAATACCCGCTATCAAATATCAAAGCGAGTTACCACAAACGCAACGTATTGTTGGAAAACATCGGGGCCATTGGTATATTATCGGCGCAAAAATCGGACATCGGGGGATCAATCCCAATGACGCCCGAAGAAAAACACGAAATACAAAGCGATTGGTATAACCGTTCAAAGGACGAATTAATTATAACTGAATCACAGGTTAATTGGCAACCGATGAGTTACCCAACGCGCGACCTGATGTTATTCGAGGAATTAACCGCGGACAAATTGGCTATTATCGACGCGTACGGATTGAATTACAACCTATTTTCGAGCGACAAAGGGGCCACATTTAGCAACGTAAAAGATTCGATTCGCATGTGCTATACTGATACGATCATTCCTGAAACGCAATCGATGTACGATACAATCATGCAACAATTCAAGTTAACCGATGAGGGGTACAAATTGATTGCTGATTTTTCACATTTGCCCGTATTACAAGATGACGAATTGAGTAAAGAACAGGCACGCGCGGCCAAAGTAAGCAATTTTTCAACGATGTTACGCGACGGGGTTATTACGTCGGAACAATACGCGGCTGAATTCGGGATCGAGTTAATGAAAATCGACGCGGCCACGGCTCAGGCGGCGGGATTGGCACAGGCACAAACACAATTAAGGGGAACCATTGGGGGGTTGGACGGTATTATTTCCCTGAACAACGCGGTTTCAACGGGACAAATGGACCGACAAACGGCAATCAATACCCTCGTTAATTATTACGGTTATTCGGACACAATCGCGGCGGCCATGATTACCGCACCGCCAGCGCCTCAAATTACAGGATAATGAAAAAAGAAACAAATATTTATAGCACAAAATCGGCCTTTGAAATTAAAGAAATGGACGCGGGAAAACGTGAGGTCGCGATTTACCTATCTAAATTCGGGGTAATCGATTCCGATTCGGACATGATACAAAAGGGCGCATTCGCAAAATCCATTTTGGAACGTGGACCATTGGCCGATTCAAATCGAAAAATTGCTTTTTTGCGGTCCCATGATTGGGAAAAACCAATCGGCAAATTTTTATCATTACAGGAGGACGATTTCGGCCTATTCGCGGTTGCTGAATTAGGACATTCAAGTTACGCTAATGACGCTTGGAACGATTACATGGACGGCATTATTCGCGAACATTCAATCGGGTTTAAATACATGTCGGATAAAATGCGATTTATCGAGGACGCAACGGCGCCCGACGGCGTGGGATTTTGGAACATTACCGAACTTAAATTATACGAGGGTTCCGCGGTCCTATTCGGGGCAAATGAATTTACCCCAACGGTTGACGTAATGAAATCGGAGGATCGCAAAAACTATTTTGAAAACGTATCGAATGAAATCGATTTGTTGATTAAAGCGCTGGCAAACGGCAAAGGAACCGACGATCGATTGTATAATATTGAAATGAAATTGAAATTTTTGAACGGGCAATTGTTAACACTTGCGAGCGCCGAACCGCTTAATGTAAAGCATTCGGAGGCCTCAAAGCCGATTGATATTGTAAAACCGTTTGATTGGAACACAGTTATAAACGCCATTAAAAAGTAAAAAAATGGAAAACAATTTAACCCCTGAACAGGTTGTCGAAAAACTGAACAACATGTTTATTGAAAAAATGGAGGGAACAGCTACAAAAAGCGACGTTTCCGATTTGAAAAATGAGGTTGACGCCCTTAAAGGTTTGACCGAAAAATCAAATGAAATTGAAAAGGCAATCGCTCGTTTTGAGGGACGTTTGGAATCAATGGGCGAAAAGGCATTGAACAGCGCGCCGAAAAAATTACAAACTTTGGCGGGTGCATTTGCTGAAAAACACGCTGACATTATCGATTCAGTTACCAAAGGGCAAACATTCAATTTGAATGTTAAAGCATTGGGCGATACTACAATTACAGGATCATACGACGGAAATGTTGCGTTGTCGGTTCTTGAATTGGGGGTTGACCGAATCCAACGTCCGACAATTAAGGTTCGCAACATCGTAAACAGCGGAACAACGACATCGAAATTCGTCGTTTACATTACACAAACGAACGCAATCGGCGCCGATTGGACGGCTGAGGGTGTCGCAAAAACTTTGTTTGCACCAACATACGAGGAAGTAAGCGAGGAAGTTAAAAAAGTAGCGGGAACGATTAAAATTTCAAAGGAAATGTTGGCTGATTTGGCGTTCATTCAATCGGAAATCAATACCGATCTTATGGAGGCAATCGCTTCACAAATCGAAAATTCATTAATCAATGGCGCGGGCGGTTCCGAAATCAATGGTTTGATTGGGTACGCTCAAACATTCGCGGCGGGTACATTTGCGGGATCGGTTCCTTTGGCAAACGAAACAGACGTTATTCGCGTGGCAATTGCACAAATTCAGGCGGCTAATTTCGAACCTACTCACGTTGTATTGAACCCGAATGATGTTGCAAAAATGCAATTAACAAAAACGTCAACGGGCGAATATACTTACCCGATGTTTTTGGTTGACGCTATGGGCGTTCAAACGGTTGCAAATTTGCCAATTGTTTCAACAACGAATATTGCCGCTGGCGATTTCTTAGTAGGGGACATGACAAAATCAAACGTTCGTGTTCGCGAAGACGTGAACATGCAAGTCGGGTACGTTAACGACGATTTTCAGCGTAACATGGTAACAATTCTCGCGGAGGCGCGTTTGGTTCATTACGTTAAAGCAAATCAAGTTTACGCATTTGTAACAGGCGATTTCACAACGGCAAAAGCCGCAATCAACGATTAAAAATTAATATGTTAATGGGGGTTAATCGCCCCCGCTTAACTTTGCGAAAAAATGGATCAAAAGAAACGAACCCGAAAACCACGCCGCGACGTTGCGATTAACATCGACACGCCCAACGTTGATTTGAGTATTGAAAAGGACGTAAACGGCGATGTACGCGCGTCATTGGACACGAAAAAAATCGACATCGATGTTGAAAAAACGGCTGAAAAATTAACGATTAACGTGGAGGTTGACGATCATTCAATTTATGAATTTGAAAGCAACGGAAAATCAAAGCACATGGCCAAAGGACAAATTTTTAAAATAGCTGGGGCATTGGCAAAGTTATTTATTCAACGAGGATTCGGACGCATTAAAAAGTAAACGATGTATTATTTAACCCCAAACGATTTTAACGGCAAATTCGCGCTACATACGGGCATGTACGCGAACGCAACGATTCAGGATTACATTGATCGTTACGAACCTTTGTATTTAATGCAATTGTTCGGGGCTAAAATGTACGACGAATTTGTGTCCGACATGGACAGTTTGAACGGTAACATTCCGTTTTCGC